GCCTGCCTGAATGCGCAACCTTCAAGCGATACTTGAAGGTTCAACTATTAAGCAATGCTTACAAGTTCACCTGTCAAGCAATCCTTGACAAGTGAACATTCCGGAATTTCCGGATCGTTCGACCATTTTCCCGGCATCAGGAAAATGGTTCGTTAATCATAGTTTTTGCATAAAAAGACTTGCTTTCAGGAAAATGGTTAAGATAAGCGCAGCCTTCTAACTCTATCGCAACCGCGCGACCATTTTGTTGATACCAGCGAAATGGTTTGTGTTACGGATAGACCCCCGCCGGCAACTCAAAGTGCGGCCCGTCAAGGAACGGCTTCCGCCCCGCCGCGCGCCGTTCCGCCACATAGGCCGCTTGTGCCTGTTTTGCGCTGCCCTGGGGCCAGTCATGCACCGTCCGCCCCCATGCGCCGCCCCAGATAAGCGGAACGCCCTCAGCGCGCGCCGCATCGGCCATAGCATCGGCAAGCGGGAAAAAATGCTTCCAATCCCATGACACATCCGTCCCGACCAGCGGCGCCAGGTCAACCGCGTGGCCGGTCAGGTGGCGACTGTTTAGGGTTTGGGTTTTGCCCGCGCGCATCAATTCAGCCTGCCGCTCAGGCGTCCGCATGCCTTCGATAACCCGGAACATCGCGCCGCCTGCCGCCGCGCGCCGCACTACCCGGACCAAGTCAGGATGCACCCCTGCCAGGCGCAATTCGCAGCGGGCGGAAATCATCGCGCCACCCCGCGCAATTTCTCGAAAGTTCGCAACCCGCCGATGCCCAGCATGGCCAGCACCAACTCGAAAAGGTGATCAAACTGAATGGCCGGCAATTCCGTCTTGACGCCCAGCGCCAACAGCGCCCAACTTGCCACCGGCGCAACCACGAAAGCCCAGGCCAGCCCGGCGGCACATACCCAGCCGATCGACGGTCGCCAGCCAGCCACGAATACGCTGGAATGCGCGGCCTCCACCTTATTGACTTCAACCTGCGCCAGCGCCGCCTCGTTGGCCGCGTTCACAAGCTGCATTTCCATTTCCGCCTTGGCTTTTTCTGCCGCCGCCCGGTCAGGGATCAGCCGGTCAATCAACGTGCCCAGTGCAGGCAGTAGGGCGGTTACAATCGGGATCATTGGTCAAACCCTTTCCGTCACGGTGAAGCTGCGCTCATTGATGTTGAACGCCGCCATGATGGTGCCAGCGTTGCCCCCAGGCTCGTTCAAAGCCCCCCACAAGGCGCGGCGGTTGCGCTCGGCAAGGGCATCGGCAATGTCGGGGATCACAAGCCCATCGCGCGCCGCGCCAAGCTGACGCACAAGCGCGCGATGCTGGTTCCGCACCTCGTTATCTGACAAGACCGGCAAGGTGAACCGCGCATAGCGTGGATTGATCACGGCAGGGACGGGAAACTCTGCGCCAGTGAAGGTGTTGCGGTCGCGCCGGTCGAGCATCAGCCGCCCCTCGTCTATGCCGTATGCGATACTGCGCTCAGTGCGCCATAGATGGCCCACCGCCAAAACGCCCGCGTCAATCAAGCTGGCCGCGCCGTCCGCTAGGTCAATCCGCAGATACCGCGCCGATACCGCGCTTGCCAGCGTCAAGATCACATTGCCCTGCCCCTCATCGCTGGCCTCTGCCGCAATGGTGCCGGAATCGAAAAGCGTGCTGGCGAAATTGGCGACGCTGGAAAGCCTTACGCGAATAGTCGCGCTGGCGCTAAGCGTGGTGGAAATCAGCGCCACGCAATCCACACTTTGCGCGGCGAGAAGGTCAGCATCGAGCGTGGCAGTGCCCGCATTGAACCGCACCCGGCGCCGTGGTTGCGGGTCTTGCAGATTGCCGACCGGCATACTCGCCACCGTAGCCTGAGCGCTGGTCAGTACGGCGGCAGTCGCCACGTTGCTGTAAAGGAATGCCCCCGGCATTAGCGCTGCTCCGCCATTTTTTCTCGTGCAACCTGCGACCCTAAGCATTTTTCATTCAACCATGCGAAGTCACACGGCTGATAACCGGCCCTCGCGATCCGAATGATTCGGCGTGAGCCTGTCACCATGTTTTCCTGATATAACCAAACGCCCGTGTCCCCGGCAAAGCCATTGTCGAAGCCAAAGGCCGGATAGGTGATGCGCCCGATATGCCCGATTTCCACCTGGCCGAGAAGCCTATCAGTGGTCACCCGCACCATGCGCGGCCCGGCCTCAAGGATGTTGCGCCATTTCTCTGCCCGCGCCAGCGCATCAGCCTCATTCCAATACGCCGCAGGAAAGGTTATGTCGCGCTGTTGCGCCACGCGCGATGTGATGATGGCACTTTCGGCGCGCGCAAAGCTGCCCTGTTGCCCGAGCCGTTGCCGATCAGCCGCCGCAACCGCGCCCGCGATATTGGACAGCGGCGCATGGTTGCGCTGCCACCGCACCGCTACCGCGCGCGGTAAGGGGCGGAAATTGACCGGCAAAGCCAAAGGCTCGCAGGCTAGAATGCAAGATGACGGTAGATCGAATTGCGCGGTATCCGTCGCGAGCGGATCGGCTAGGCGCAATTTGCCGCCTCGGCTGCCCGAAAGCATGGCGCCAGAGCCGGACAAGAGCTCTTCCACCGCCGATAGCGTGCTGATAGCCGTCGCGCCTTGGTGGAAGCCGACAATGCCCGGCAGGTCAATTTCAGCAAAGCCCCAGGCGTCTTCGTCAAATTCAGAAGTGACAAAGGCGCCGCCAAGGCTTTCCAGCATCCGGCGCAAAATGCCGCCCGTGCTGTTTGGGTAATTCGGCACGGTATCGCCGCGCAGATCGGCGGTTACGTCGCCATCCGGCGCGCCGCCAAGCTGGAACATACCAAGCGCCGGTAGGTCAAGCGCCTGCCCAACAGTAGGGGTGCCGCTGGTGATGATCACCTGAGACACGCCGCGAATGCGGATGGCGTCATGCCCGGCAATTGCGCGCCAATGGCTTTGATAGGTCGGCAGGCTGCCCGCGCCAAGGTCTACATTGCCCAGAAACACTGGCGCGATATTGAACACCTGCCCAAGCGTGACAGGCTTTGGGCGGCCTTTCAATTCTGCGCCGCCTTCCTGCCCGCCCGTGCCGAGATAGAGTGTCGGCTGCAGTGGCGTGGCCATGCGCTCCGTCAGGTCATTCAGCGCGATGCGCGCCGTGAAGGCGCCGGTCCTGTCAATACTGCGCAGCACACCGATGAACGGGACCGCCGCGCTGGCAAGGCTGGCGCCGAAATCACTGGCGCGCTGGTCTGTCACCGGCAGAGATAACACCCGCACCGCCCGCCCGTCCGCCCCGCCAAACCGCGCCAGATCGGCGGAGAAGCCGTCCGCATCGGCCAAGGCTATCTCTGACACGGTAAGCGCGACACGCCCGCCCACGGCCAGCGCATCGGCGGCAGACTGGCCTATTTCAATCTCGCCCAATATGCGCGGTTCATAGAAGGCCAGCGCCGGGCTATCGCCAACACCCGAGACAAACCCGGCAGAGGCAAGGCGCAGCGTCGCGATGTTCTGGGGCGATACAAACGCATTCGGCAGGAAGGCCGGGGCGATCATTGCCGGAGCGTCAAGGGCGATCATGCGTCAGGCGCCTTCGCAGAGATTTCCAGCAACAGGACCGTGGCGCCTGGCTGCGGACCAAGCGTCAAGGCAGGCCGCACGGCTGGCGCCGCATTGGACATGCCCGCCGTCAAAAAAGCAGGCGCGTCCATCGCGGGCGCGTCATCGGCAAGCATCAGGGCTTTACCTGCAAGCGGATCAACGTGCCCCACGCCAAGCCAATCGCGGCGGCGATAATCGTCACGATGAAAAGCCGCTCATGCCCGCCCGCGACGGCAACCACCAAGGCCGCGCCAGCCGTCACGAAAAGCGCATCCTGCACACAGTCGCGCGCTGTTGCCCAGGACGGCGCGCGAAAATAATCAGGCAGTTCTTTGCCCAGCGCATAGCCTATTGTAGCAGTCGCGAAGGCGCACCACGGCGGCAAAACGAATAATAGGCCGCCCGCGATAACCGCGCCGATCAGCGCGTGGGCCATTTGCGCGGCGCACCACAGAAACCACTGGTCGCGCTGCGCCGATGGCGTATTCAGTTCGGCAAGGATCGTTCGGAATGCTGCGCGCAATCTGTTCATTCGATTGAGGCCCCCAGCGTGAAAATCGCGTCCACCTGTTCGGCGGTTGCAAGGTTGGCCGCGATCATCGCGGCAATAAGCGCATGGTCGCGCGTGACTTCGCGCATGGTTGCCCAGGTCAAGCGCGCCAGAAATGCGTCCTGGTCGGGCAATGCGCCAAATACCGCGTCCACCGCAGCCGGAACCGCGCCGGTG